ACCCTCAGCGATCTTCTTTCCGGCACTGTCATAGCGATAGATTCTATTGCTATGTAAAAGTTCACTATTATTCGCTGTAGAATATTTTAGTGTACTAATGAACTTTCTAATATCATATACACCAACAGTAAGACTTACCGCAGTCACATTAGCAGAGATAGAAGAATCCGTAGATACTTCTAATCTTTCTCCAATTGGAAATGCTCCGCGTGTATTATTAATTACAACGGTATTACCAGTACCATCTGCAGTAATACTCTGAATAGTTCCTCTGCCTACAATAGCAGAAGTATTTTTATATAGAACAGATTGATTTACAGCAAGCGTACCATTTTGATTTCTTAGAGTTAATGTGTACACTTGTGGTATACCCATTACCTTACCACCAATTGTTCTATCTTCAACGGTGTTGGCATGGAATGAAATGACATTGCCAGGTGTAAAGTATGTTGCTGTATTTGTAAACACGCCATTGACATGTGAAATCATAATCGTGCCATTTGAACCGGTCTGATCTATATCGACAATCTTACCAGAACCGGACACTTGGCCATTTGATGCATAACGAGATAGTGTTTGGCCAATCGTTAGATTTGCAGTCGCACCTGTAAACGTGGCATTCACAATTGGTTCAACTGCCTGTTCAAACAGACGGAAGTATTGGTCGCTGTTTGTATTTGCTACAACGCTATCAAGTGTGATTACTTTTTCAGAGATAATTGATTCTGAATTGAGTGTGTATCCATATCCACCATCGATAAAGATAAAGTCTACGATACCAGTTGCTTCACTAACAGACTCAACTCGAGCTAAACCACCAAGACCGTTTGAAGTTCCGGTGAATGTAACAATATCACCAACTTTAAAATCGCGGCTACGATCTTGTAGAATTACACGCTTAACAGAACCAATGAGCTTAGCTCTCTTTGTTCTGTCATAAACTGGATTGTTATTGACATTCAGACCAAGCAATTCACCGTTGGTAAACTCGCCTTGGCGTCCAGAGATATAAAGAATATCTACGTATCCAACCGAGGTACGACGACGAATGAACTTTTCTACGAATGCTTTGGCACCAGAAATAGCACCGATGATTTGCTTACCAACATAGTCAACGTTAAAGCGCTTGTGTGTAACTTCTAGATATTCTGGTCTTTCCCAAATACCATCAGAAACACGAAGAATGTTATCAGCTGGATAACGCACTTCAGCAGCTGTACCATATACCAATTTGAAGAACAAGTCAATAGAACGCTCAGTACCCTTTGAACGATACAGGTCGAGCGAGTTCTTAATTAGAAGTTCTTTGTTTGTGGCAGTATCAAACTGAATGTTCTTCAGATACTTTTCTTTGAACTGTAGAATAAACTCATCTACAGTTGTATCAATATCACGATAGTCTGGAAGTTTACGTGCTTGGTAAAGAGCAGCAGGACCTATTGCTTTATTTGAGCTATTAGATGTATAGCTAATGTTTGCAGATGAATCAATATAAGGGGTTACAATATCACCATTGGCCGCCGTATAAGAACCGCTGTTCTCCATCCACTCAAAATATGCTTTGGCAAAAGCAATGAACTGTGGACCCTCTTCCTGATAGAAAGAAGGAAACTGGTTCTCAACAAATGGAGAAATTATTGCTTCTATTTTCTTCATTATTCTCTGATCTGTTCGATTGTGATGTTCACGTCTGATTCAATGATATTTAATATCACATTCTGGATGGCAGTAATATCGCGTGATCTTGGCTCAGCATAGATCTTCAGTGATGTACCTACATAGTTTTGAATATTAAAGTTATTCAGTCTTACTACGCCTGTGTCGTAATCAACAGTTCCAATATCAATAATCTTCTTATGGTTTGCTCCAGTAGGAGTTACAATTCTCATAAGACCATCACCGTTATCTTCTAGAACACAGTTCTGGATTCCATTATATGTAAACGCGGTTGATGTTACACCATGTACGTCAATAATAGGATGCTCATCACCCAATAGAGGAATTTCATGAGTCAGCGGACACTTAAAATCTATTGTTAAGTTTAAAGCAGTACCGATTTGTGGAGTAAGATATTTTACTAGATTGATATCTGTTTCATTACTAATAATGCTGGCGTCTGTTGCATCAATTGCTTGAACAAGCTTAGAGTATCTAAATGTTTTTGCAAAGCTATTTAGATTTGTTGATGCATAGTTTAGAATAGCATCAATTGCATAAGTACGAAGATCTTCAGGATTTAGACCTGTTCTGTTGATGTTATAACGAACAGTACTATCAATTTTAAGATAGGTATAATCTGGAGTAATGAAGAGTGGTTCCATTGCAACCGAAGAGCGTGAACGAAGGAATCTCTTATATTCGTCTTCCTTAATCTTTGGTAGACCATCAACATCTGTCAGATCAACGGAAACAAAGATACGACCATATTGTGGAGGAGTTGCATCCTCACCACCGTATGCTATGACAGCATTAATCTCTGGATAGTTGGCTTTCAATAGATTCTCATAATCTTCAGCCGTGACTGCGCGTTCTTGAGTTGTGAAAGCTCTTGGAGCATTGAACTTGATCGAGTTTAGATCTTCAGCAACTGCACCATCGGCTGCAGCACTAACTGTTGTTATAACAATATCTGATTCACTATCAATACGTGCTGCATTGATAAATCTAAATGCGCCGTTTGGAAGCTCACCGTTTGATACTCGGTACTCGATAATTACAATTGAATTGTTTTTTGGTTTACGACCAACAACACCATCTCCAAATACTACTTCATAAGAGTCACCAATGGCTGGCTGTAAGAAAAAGACTTTTGAGTTTTCATCGTGTCCAAATAGCGAAGTTGCTCTTGTATATTCCTGAGTGACTGAACCATTGTCTTCAAGTATAGTTACTGTAACACTTGAAATATCTACGTTTCTATTACTAATTCTATAGATGAGCGGGCTGCTGTAGTTAATAACTGAAGTATCACTCAGGTAGTTACCTTCATAAATCGTGATAGTATCACTTTGGAAAGAACCATTTACTTTATTTGTAATAACTACGTTTTCGCTTGTGCTGAACGTATAAGTGAAATCATCAACACGAGAAATAAACGCAGTACCCTTTGGAATAACAATCGAGTTTTTGTTTGAATCTGTTGGAGTAATTTTCAATTGAATTTTAGCAATTGCAGATGTAAACGATCTTGGAAGATAATTTAATTCTTTGGCGTGCGAAACTACGCTATCACGTAACCTAGCAGAGTCTAAAAACATTTCACTACCAATCATATTCAGATAGAATGCGTTTTGGTAGGTATTATAGGCAAGAACATCGAGCAAAACGGATAAGTTACTACCCTCAAAATCATAATCCTTGAACTCATCTTGTTCAGTAAGATACATTTTGAGCGAGTTTTTATACTCGTTAAAATCAAGTTGTGATAAAGTAATACTTGAATTGGCAGCCATTATCGTGCTCTGTCTAAAGTTATGTTGAGGGCAACAGGAGTAATACTATTTATTACTTCAAAAATAATGTATACGTCGTAGTTATAAAGGTCTTCGTTTGGAACAACTTCGACAGTGATTACTCTTGCACGCTTTTCATATAATGATATTGTTTCTTCAATAGCATTTTTTAATTGAATTGCAGTAATGTCAGACATGTTTTCAAAGAGTAAACGTCTGATTTTGCATCCGATTTCCGGTTGAAAAAGTCTTTCTCCCGGCTCTGTAAGAATCAAACTCCGCACAGATCTCTTTACAGAGTTTTCATTAGTATACTTTACCAAACGCTTGTTTTGTGGATGCGCGTTAAAGTTTGTATAGAAGTCACTATAATACGGCTTCTTGTCAGAAGCTTTATCTGTGCGTGTGATTCTATCAATACGTGCAGTATCTACCATCTATTTCTCTTTTAGTTTTATTTATTCTAAGTATCTGACTTCTACACACTTTGGAAGCAAGTTCTCAATTAAACTGCCAAAGCTAAAGATTGGTGGCAAGAGTATATTGAGTACTTCACATTCTGTCAAAGGATTCTTGCCTGAAAGAATGTCAGCAACTCTTTTAATAATCTTAAAGATCTTACCAACAATAGGAAACTGCTGTAAGATATAACCAGGTGCCTTTGCAATAATATCATTAATCTTGACGATCAATCCACCCTTGAAGAATCTACGAGCCTTAGCAATCAGTTCTTTTACCTTATCTTCAATCTCATGAAAAATACCTTCTTTAATTACAATATCACGATCATCAGGATTGACATCTATTAGATCGCCTACAGTGCCAATAAGAGGAATTTGAATTCCTAGAATCTTTTCAATAGCTTCATCTAAGATTTTTTGGCCGAGGTCTTCAACTGCTTTACCTGACAAAACATCTTCTTTGGCTTTCTTAATCTTGGCTTTGTATTCAGCAACCAGTTTATCGAAAGCCTGTTCAACAGTAATAGTAGGATCTGTTGCAGCTGTAATCAAATCATAAATTGGCTTACCAATGATTGGAATGGCTTTCACTGCTTTTGCAATTGCATTAGCCACAGATCCAATGAAGTCATTAATAAGATTGTTGAACCAATTCTTTATTTTGTGCCAAGTTTCTTCAGCTTCAAGGTCTGGTGATTTGATTCCTAGATCACCATTATATGTCGATTCGATACCAAGGAACTTGTTTACTTTTTCAATGTCTTCCTTGGCAGCAAGCTTTACTTTTCTTTGGCCTTCTTTCGTAAACAAATCCACAATCACTGGATCGTATTTGTATGGATTACCTTTATCATCTAAGAGTGTTGCTGTACCAAGAAATGGAATTGGTACTTCAAATGGATTCGGTATTCCTAACAATTCAATTAGATCAAGTAATATTTCAGTAACTTTCTTTTGAAAGTATTCTTCAATGTCTTTACCGAGTTCACGAGCTCGATAACGAAACTCAAGTTCTTTTGATTTCAACTTATCTAATGGTGTTGTTGTTATCTCTTCAAGTGGCTTTGTTGCAGCATCAATTGCAACAATAGCAGCAATAACTGCTAATGAACATTCATCATCTAAATCTAAGCCAACAACAGATAATTCAAGTCGACCTATGGTTCTACCAATGTTTTTAAAATAAGCATCTAAGTCTTTCTGGCTCAATTTACCATCGGGTGAGCATTGTAACTTTGGAATCTTTGGCAGATCAACAACGATTGTCATTATCCATTCAACCCAATTACGGCACCTCGGATGTTTACTACTCCAGACTTTGAAACAAGATTGATGTCTTTATCAGACGTAATTTCAATCATACCTTCATTGGCAACAATCTGAAGATCACCCTTTACAACACTGATAGCGTGATCTTTCATAGTTACACTCACAGAATCTTCCATCGATTTAGTAATGATCGATCCATCTGGAAAGATCTCTACGTACGAACCAGATGTATGGTACACATGGATACGTTCAGCCTTAGGTGTATCATCAAGTTCGAGTACATGTCCTGAAGATGTAGTAATTGTTTTGTTGTGTGGATACTTTGCATCATACTCGGTCTTCTTTTCACCAAGCTCTTCAATATAATCTTTCTTTACAGGACCAACGCCACGAGCTTGTCTTGAAACG